GCCGCCGATGACTACGATTTCAAGGTCTCGGTGCGGAACACCTTGATCAACCTGAACCAAGACAACTTCACTAAGGCCGGCAAGCTGCGCAGGGGCGTGAAGTACGCCAAGCCCCTGACCAAGACCGAGCGCGAGCAGAACTTCGCGACCAATGGTCTGGTAGCGGGTCAGGGCTACGTCGGTGGCCGCTTCCGGGGTAACTGGCAGTTCTCCATCGACTCGCCCGCTACTGATGAGCTTGACCGTATCGACCCATCCGGCAGCGAGACGATTGCTGCGCTGCTGAGCCAGGTGCAGGCGCTGACCATCGGTCAGACGGCCTACATCGTGAACAACCTGCCGTATGCGATTCCGCTGGAATACGGGCATTCAACCCAGGCCCCGGCCGGCATGGTCAGGGTCACCCTGGCCAACTTCCAGCGCATCGTCGACGAAGCTATCAGGAACAACAGCGTATGAGCCATGCACGAGCCCGCCAGGCCATCGAGATCAAGCTGATGGCCTGGGCCACCGCGCGCCCGATCCGGGTTGCCAACTTCGAGGAGGAGTTCGAGGCCGAGTCCGGTGAGACCTATCTTCGAGCCTACTTGCTGCCGGCCAGCACCAGCTGCCGCTACCTGGGCGGCGACGCCTACGAATACACCGGCGTCTACCAGGTCAGCATCGTTTGCCCGGCAGGCCAGGCCCTGGGGGTTGCCGAATCGCTGGTCGACGAGCTGAGCAGCCTGTTCCGGGTTGATACAGAGCTAAGCCGCAGCGGCTTCGAAGGCCTGCTCACCGAGCCACTGGAGCAGGGCCCGACCATCACCGAGTCGGCGACCTACACGGTCCCGACCAGCTTCACCTACCGCGGCATCGCCGACCAATCGCCCGTAGGGGCATAACCATCCGCCACCTGGCGAACCTTCAAGAGGAAATACCCATGGCCGCACGCTTCCCGCTGCCGAACGGCTCTGTGCTGGAAATCGCCAGCGTACTCGCCGCTGCCGTTGCCTTCACTGCTCTGACCAACGCTGCACCTCCAGTGGCCACCGCCGCAGGGCACAACATCAAGAACGGCGACGTTCTAGTCGTCAGTTCTGGCTGGTCGCTTATCAACGATCGCGCGGTCCGCGCTGCCAGTGTTGCCGCCGACAAATTCTCAATGGCTGGCCTGAATACCACCAACGCCGACAAGTACACCGCCGGCGCAGGTGTCGGGTCTGTGATCCCTGTGACTAACTGGGCTCAGATCTCGAAGGTGACCGCCTTCACCTCTTCCGGCGGCGAGCAGCAGTACCTCACCGTCGGGTACCTGGAGGACGATGACGATCGCCAGTTTCCCACCAACCGCAACCCCATCACTTTGTCGATCACTGTCGAAGATCAGCCTGCGGCTGCCTACGTGGGCCTGGTCGAAGCCTACGGCGACAGTAAAGAACTGACGGTCGTCCGCCTCAAGCTGCCCAACGGCGATCAGATCCTGTATCCAGGCTACGTGAGCATTACCACGACCCCGACCATGGAGCGCAACAACCTGATGACCCGAACCATCAGCATTGCGCTCTCGGGTCGTCCGGTTCGCTACCTGGCTGCTGCCTAAGGAAACCTCATGGCGAAGATCAAAATCGCGCAGGACCCGACGTTTACCGCCGAGGTGCAAGTGCCTCGAATCGGTGGAGAGTCGGTGCCGGTGGAGTTCGAGTTCCGGTACATGGACCGAGTAGCGCTGGCCGGCATGTTTGATCGCTGGAACAAAGCGCGCGACGCCTGGGCAGAGAAGGCCAAGGCCGACAACGCTACCTGGGAAGAGGTGACTGCTGGCGAGATTGCTCTGCAGGCTGAGCAACTGGGCGAAATCGTCACCGGGTGGGACCTGGAGGACAAGTTCAGCCAGAAAGCGATCCTTGAGCTGGTGCGTACCTGTACGGGGGCGCCAAAGGCCGTCATCGACGCCTTCCAGGCTGCCTACAGCCCGGCCCGCTTGGGAAACTGAGGGCGGCCGCCCGGGCGTGCTATGAGCAGGGCCCCTCTGCCGAGCAGTTGGCGGCTCTAGGCCTGACCTTGGCTGACATTGCGGAAGATGAAGTTGAGGTTTGGCCAGATGCCTGGCCTGCCTTCCGGCTGTTCGACGCAATGGGCACGCAATGGCGAGTCGGCCCAGGCGGCCCGTCCGGGCTGGATTACACCGTCATTCCGACAACAGCCGCAATGCTGGGCATCAAGCGCCGCGATCTTCCCGATATTTTTCCCGATCTCCGCGTGATGGAAGTCGAGGCCCTGGCCGTCATGGCCGAATCCATGGAGTAGATCATGACCACCATTGCCTCCCTCGGTCTTCAAATCGATTCCGGTGATGCTGTTGAGGCCAAGGATAACCTCGACCAGCTGACGGACGCCGGCAAGCGCAGCGAGGAGTCGGCTGGGCGAACCGGACGCGCGTGGGAGACTGCGCTGGGCAGCCTGCAGGGTGACACCCGGCAGATCGTGCAGGAGCTGCAATCGCTCAACGCCAAGCAGGCCGAACTCGCACAGCAGATGGCTACCGTGGGCCGCGCCGTTACCAGCGCATCCACGGCATTCAGCAGCGCCGCAGCGAACATGGGCTCTTTCCGGGCTGAGGCTGCGCAGGCCGGGCAAGTCCAGCAGGCGCTGACTACTGCCACTGATGCCGGTGCCCAGGCTGGGCGGCGTGCCGCTGAGTCCGCTGACGAGCAACAGGCCAGGATTCTGGCCGTGGCCAAAGCCTCTTTGGAGGCGAGCCAGTATGTTCAGACGCTCAATCGAGCCACTGAACAGAGCGTGGAGGTCACCGCCCAGGCGAACGCTGTGCTCTCAGATAGCGCTAGCCGTCAGACGGCCATCAACAGCCGAGCTCAAGCCCTCATTGCCACGGAAGAGCGCCAGGCGGAGGCGGCGAGGAAGGCGGCCGGGGCCCACCGGGAGGAAGGGCAGGCGCTTGATGAGCTGCTGGGCAAGATTGACCCAACTGTCGCTGCGCTGGGCCGATTGGACCAGATGGAACAGAGGCTGAAGAGCTTCCGTGCGAGCGGTGCACTGGATGCTGAAACCTTCGGCGAGTACCAGTCAAAGATCGATCAAGCACGCACGGCCCTGGGAGGCGCAGATACTGCGCTGAACAAGACCGGCATGTCGGCCAAGGCAACCGCCGCCGCGCTTCGCGGGGTCCCAGCGCAGTTCACTGACATCGTCGTCTCCCTGCAAGGCGGTCAGGCGCCACTAACCGTCTTGCTCCAGCAGGGCGGGCAGTTGAAGGACATGTTTGGCGGCGTCGGGCCGGCCATCAAGGCGCTCGGCGGCTATGTGCTTGGCCTGGTAAACCCATTCACTGTCGCTGCAGCTGCCGTTGGCGTACTGGGCTACGCCTACTACAAGGGCAGCGAAGAGGCGGTAGGCTTTCAGAAGGCGTTGATCACCACCGGCAACTCTGCGGGCACTACTGCTGACCGGTTGTCAGGAATGGCTGCTCAGGTATCAGCCACAGTGGGTACCACCGGCGCCGCCGCGGAAGTCCTGACCCAGCTGGCCGGTAGCGGGAAGGTTGCTGCCGGCAGCTTCGCCGAGATTACCGAGGCTGCGCTTGAATGGCGCGATGCTACAGGCCGCGCCGTGGAGGAGACCGTCGCCGAGTTCGTCAAGATCGGAAAGGACCCGGTCGCAGCGGCCAAGGACCTAAACGAGCAGTACAACTTCCTGACTGCCTCGACTTACTCGCAGATCGTTGCGTTGAAAGAGCAGGGCGACACCATCGGAGCCGTCAAACTGCTCACCGACACCTACGTCGATACCATCAAGAATCGCAGCAAGGAGGTCACTGAGAACCTTTCGATCTGGGAACGCGGCTGGAAGGCGTTGCGTGGCGAGGTTGCTGCAACGGTTGATTCGGTCAAGAACATTGGCCGGGACCAGGATATCGCAAGCCGCATCGTCGATTTACAGCAGCAGGTGGCTGCAGCCCAGAGCGCTGTGAATGCCGACAAGGATGACAGCGATGCTCAGAAGAAGCTGACCAACGCGAATCTTGAGCTGAAGGGCCTGATTCAGCAGCGGGACACGCTAGCGGCGATCGCCAGCGCCCGCGCTCTGGACTCCCAGCAGCAACAGGCAGCTGTTGTCGCGATTGGCAAGATCGATGCTTTGGAGAAATCCGCCAGGACGAACGCCGAAAAGCGAGCCGATGCGCTGAAGGACTACAACAAGTCACTTGAAGCCATCCGCAAGGTCAATCCGAATGATGAGCGTCTGAAGCCCGAGAACATTGCCCGGGTGCAGGGCGACATCGCCAAGCAATTCAAGGATCCAGCTGGACGAACAGGGTCGGTAGATCTCTCCGAGTTCAACGACCAGAAGAATGCGCTGAGCGCCATCCTGGCTGAATACAAGAACCACCAGAAGGAGCTTGATGCGGCGCAGAAGGCCGGCCTGATCTCTCAGGAGTCGTACGCCGCCCAGCGCGCTGCGATCATCGAGCAGCAGAAGGCAGAGGTCACCAAAGCCTACGAGGCTGAGATCAAAGCCTTGGAGGCGGCTAGAGGGCGGGCAAGCACCAGCGCTCAGCAGCGTATTCAGCTGGACCAGAAGATCGCCGACGCCCGCGCTGCTATGGTCAAGGCCCAGAAGGACGCCGACACCGAGCTTTCGGTGCTGGCGACCAACGAGCAGGGCCGGCTGGCCAAGCAGGCCAGGACAGTGCAGACCTATACCGACGCGCTCGGCCAGCAGGTAACAGCGCTGAGGCTTCAAGGACAGCGCTCAGCCGATAACCTTGGCCTTGGTGATCGCCGTCGAGGCCTTCAGGATCAGCAGTACGGCATAACCGATCGCATCAACCAACAGCGCCTGGACTTGGCCAACCAGTACGGCGATGGATCTCGGGGCATGAGCCTCGATGAATACAACCAGAAGCTGGCGGCCCTGAACAAAACCGAGAAGGACCTGCAGGAAACCACCATCGCCAACTACGACCAGATGACAGCCGCCCAAGGTGACTGGCGCAAGGGTGCATCATCTGCCTTCCAGACTTACCTGGAGTAGGCCCGGGATGTTGCCGGACAGACGCGATCCTTGTTCACCAATGCATTCAGCTCGATGGAGGATGCGGTCGTCAACTTCGCCATGACTGGCAAGTTCTCGTTCGCAGACTTCACCAAGTCGATCCTTGCTGACATGGTCCGGATCGAGACGCAGCGCGCTGCCTCCGGGCTGCTCGGAAGTCTGGTGAGTTGGGGGGCCACTGCGGCGTCCGCCTACTTTGGCGGCGGGGGTAATGGAATGGAGGCCGGCTCGGCGGGCGCTGTTTCCTCGAACCTCGGTGCGTCGCAGGCAGGCTACAGCAGCACCTACTTCCCTCAAGCCCTTGGCGGGGCCTGGTCGAACGGCGTGCAGCTGTTTGCGAATGGCGGGGCGTTCACTAACTCCATTGTGAGCACACCCACGGCGTTCGGCATGGCTGGCGGCAGGATGGGCGTGATGGGAGAGGCAGGCGATGAGGCCGTCATGCCTTTGACCAGGACTGCAGGTGGTCAGCTTGGGGTAAGGGCGGTAGGCGGTGGAGCTACCTCCATCACTCTATCCGCCCCTGTGAGCCTGGTTATGGAGGACAGGAGCAACGAAGGCATGCAGCTCGACCAAACGCTGCTCCAGCAGAACATGCAGAAGCAAATGCAGATGGCTGCCGAGAAAGCGGTCGCTGACTCATGGCGTCCAGGTGGCGTCAGCCATCGAAACACTACCGGGAGGCGCTGATGGCCATAGAGAAATTCGGCTGGCCAACCCAGCGTGGGGAAACCCCTGAGATCAGCTATCGCACCCGTGAATCCCGGTTTGGGGGCGGGTACCGGCAGGTGGTCGGTGACGGGCCCAACAACAAGGAAGACAGCTACCCCATCACCGTCACCGGCACGAAGGCCCAAGTACGCAAAATCATGGAGTTCTTCGACAAGCATGGCGGTGCCAAGGCTTTTCTTTGGACTACGCCACTCGGAGATTTGGGGCTATTCACCTGCAAAGACCCCAAGCCTACCCCGGTGGGCGGCGGTCGCTTCAAAGTGGCCGCGACCTTTGAGCGGGCTTTTCACCCATAAGGAAACAGCATGTCACTGATCAAGGACATCCAGACCCTTGAGCCTGGCAACGAGGTGCTGCTGTTCGAACTCGACGGTTCGGACTTCGGCGCCGACACCCTGCGCTTCCATGGCCACGCCATTCCCCATTCACCCGAGGAGCTGCGAGCAGTCGGCGCTAATGCCGACCAGTTGCAGGCCAAGTCCATCTGGTGGCAGGGCAACGAGTACAGCGCCTGGCCAGTGCAGATTGAAGGCATCGAGGCGAACTCAGACGGCACTGCGGTGCGGCCGACGTTCAGCGTGGGCAACGTCAATGGCCGGATCACCGCGCTGTGCTTGGCCTTCGACAACTTGCTCGAGTTCAAGCTGACCATGCGGCACACCTTCGCCGAGTACTTGGACGCTGCGAATTTTCCTGGCGGCAACCCTTCCGCAGATCCGGCGGAGGAGGCGATCGAAGTCTGGTATATCGACCAGAAGGTGTCTGAGAGCGGCACCACTGTAGCTTGGGAGCTTGCCAGCCCCGGCGATGTGGGTGGCGAGACAATTGGCCGGCAAATGACGCAGCTATGCCATTGGGCGATGACGGCAGGGTACCGGGGGCCGAACTGTGGCTACACGGGGCCTTACTACGACATGGATGGAAATCCGACCTCGGACCCGGCAAAGGACCAGTGCAATGGCTGCCTGGACACCGGCTGCACCGTTCGGCATGGCCAGGGCAACGAACTTCCCTTCGGCGGCTTTCCTGCCGTCTCGCTGATCGCCCGGAGCTGACCATGCGTAAACACATTCTCGCCGCCGTGCAATCGCACGCAGCGGCTGAATACCCGCGTGAGTGCTGCGGCCTACTGCTGCAGGTTGGCCGAAGGCAGGTCTATCACCCGTGCACCAACGCATCCAACGATCCGACTGAGGAATTCCGGATTGCACCCGAGCAGTACGCCGAGGCCGAAGATCTGGGTGAGGTGATTGGCATTGTCCACTCACACCCGGACGCCACCAGCAGGCCGTCCCCGCGGGACTTGGCCATGTGCGAGGCCACGGGCCTGCCCTGGTACATCTTGTCTTGGCCGGAGGGTGACTTGCGCACGATTACGCCCACTGGCAACACGCCGCTGCTCGGTCGCCCGTTCGTGCACAGTGCGTGGGACTGCTGGCAGACCTGCGCCGATTGGTACAAGCGAGAATGGGGGCTGGAATTTCCCGCCTACGCCCGGGAAGAGGGCTGGTGGGAGAATGCCGACGGACCGAGCCTGTACGAGCAAGCTTATGACGCCGCCGGCTTCTACCAGGTGAGCGGGCCACTGCGTGGTGACTTGATCGTCATGGCGGTTGGGCGCACTGCCCACCCCAACCATGCGGGCATCTACTTGGGCGCCAATGCCAAACTGCCTGGCGAGGCTGGCCAGGTCTTCGGGCCGGGCCCATTCATGCTGCACCACTTGCTGGGGCGACCATCGGAAATCATTGTGTTCGGCGGGCCCTGGCTCGACCGGATGCGTCTTGTGTTGCGTCATCGGGACGCGAAATGAAGCGGCTTGGCTGAGGTGGGGCAGTATGAGTAATCGGAAGGTAGATGCGGTGGCGGTGAGCA